GCCTTTTCGAGATTTGCGACTTGCACTTCGCTTAGGCTTGCGTGATGGTTTGCGAGATCTTCGCGGCATTGTAGATTGATGTGTAGGTGATTTGAGGGGCGATCCACCGAAATGTTCAAATAGGGTTTCAAATGCTCGTTTTCCAGGGTGCCCAAGACTGTGATCGACGAAGTGAACCGCGTCTGCAATTGGTTGTGCGACGTAATTGACGGCTTTGTCGAAGTATTTTGGTAGGTTAGCGCCTTCTTTTCCAAGAGCGCGCTGAGCAAGTTTTGACGGTAGAATGGTTTTCGATTGACCGTAATAGATTTTATCCTTCCAGAGAAAATCAAATTCGTTTGCAAAATTGTCCAGCTGGGAAGGTGCTGGACATGCTCCAGCCTCGCGCCCACTGTACAGCTGAGCGAGCGTGAAATCATTGTGGTACGACTTTTTGGCTGCTTCCCAGAGCGTATTTGCAGTAGAGTCAAGTTGCTTGTTTTCTTCAAGCCACCATTCAATACACTGCACCACCATTTCGCGAATTTCAGGGTCACCCCAAGAGGCAACTCGAATTCCGCAAAGGCGTTGCAAAAATCCATGAGGAGTCATACGTCCCGTTTCTTTGTTGTCACTTCCACCTTGTATCAGTGAACTTGTAACTCGCTGAGGGTCGAGAACATGCACAAATGTTTCGAGGTCCTTATCGAATCTGAATCCGAATGCGAGGAAACGCAGATCGTAAACCCATCTTGGTCGAGGGTCAGGTGTTTCAAGGGTGACTCCAAGGTCCGAGAAGAGAACTGACATGATCCAATCACCATTGAATTGGTCGATGATCGAATCGTGCACCGACATTATGATGTCATCGCCCAAAACGACGAGGCGCACTAGTTGGTCAAATTCATCAAGATTCCCGAACTTCCGAGCGAAGGCGTACATGATGTAAAAGATAGCCGTTCGCGTGTTGTCCCATGCTGTCAAGAATTGGCCAGACGTGTTGGCACCTTTGCCACTTGATCCTTTGAGAAGGACCAAACCATCTGGCATGACAATAGGTCCACAATAAACTTGATGTTTCAAGTTCATCATTCGAACGAAATTGTCTCCAGTTCTGTCTTCTTGCCGCAAACATTCAAATTCGCCTTGCAATAGACGTTCCATGATGCGGATGTGAATAGTTGAATCCATTTTCGACACATCAAATTCAAAGCCTTTTCTGAAGCCTTCATCTCCCGTGAGGTACGTGAAGAGAGCATTAACACCGCCACGGTATGGGTTGAAACCATGGGCAGTGTAGCTATGAAGGGGCTTCCTGTTTAGGCGTTCCAGGATATCTTGGTACAAACGACGAGATGATTGCACATGTGGTGTTGCAACCGGTGTAATTGTACGCACTTTGCCTTGGTCGACTTTTTCGGCCAGGCGAATCTCGTGTTTTTCAAGCACAGTATTGAAGAAACGGATGGTTCCATTAGGCAAATGGGAATCCCATATTTTTGCTAGGTAGTCCTTGTTTTCAGGAACATCGTACCATTGCCCTTTGGTGCCATAGCGCTGACATTCAGGCCATCCGTTGGTTTTGGAGAAATCGGTTTCTCGATCAACTTCTTCCCAAGAGCTCACTTTTGAGCCACGACAAATTTGCCATATGTGGTTATTTAGGCGTGTCCATGCACTGTTCCAGCTTCCCCAATCGACGTCATCAACATCGGTCGGTTCACTACAGAAACGAAGTGCAGACTTGTACGCAGTGTCCAAGTCACCCCAGTTCATTTTCATTGTGGGGGGATATTTGTCGAGCCAGCCCTTTTGCTGCAGGAACTGACTCGCAGGGTGGTCTTCATGCTCCTTGAAGTCGGAAGATCGGAAGAAAACTTGGCCGAGCACTGGAAAGAGCCCGACTAGTTTCCTTTTGTTTTCCGTTTGCTCTCCAGAGATTGCTGCGCGGTCGCCGCTGTAGCCTGAGACACAGTCCCTGACCCACTCTGGGTGGTTTTCGAGGTAGGGACGGAGTTGTTTTTTGTTTGAAAAGCTTTGTTGAGCATTTCAAAGTCCCATGGCTCAAAGTAAGCTTCTTGGCCAGGTTTGAAAGGACCATTTCCAGGAGAACCGCTATGAGATCCGATGCATTTGCCACTTTTGTCCATGACAGGCATTCCAGAGTCTCCAGCGACTGAGTCAGGTCGGTACGAAATGACAGTTTTGATGACAACAATGTCTCCATCTGCATTGATTGC